AGACCGTCGACGATGTCGTTGAGGCCGCGCTCGACCGCCGTCTTGCGGGCGTCGGCCTCCTGCTGGTAGGCGGCCTCCTTGGCGTCGAGCTGGTCCTGCAGGGCCTGGCGCTCCTGGTCGAGCTGCCAGGAGTTGAAGTCCTCGATCGCCCGCTGGCGCTCGTCGTAGGTCTCGGCCTCGGCGATGGCGGCCTGCAGGTCGGCGCGCTCGCGGGCGGCCTGCGTCTGGCGCTGCTGTGCCTCGATGGCCCTGATGCGCTGGGCCTCGGGACTGTTGCCGAGCGCCGCCGTGCGCCGTCCGGTCATCTCGTCGATCGCCGAACTGACCGATGAGGCGATCCCGGAGGCCATCGACATCGCCGATGAGCGTGCCGAGACCAGCGCCTCGCGCACCGCCCGCATCACCGAGCGCTTCATGCCGGCCACGCGGTTCTTGATGCCGACCTCGAGGCCCTTGGCGATGTCCTCGCCGATCTTCATGGTCAGCCGCGATGGCGAGCGAACCTGCGCGGCGGCGGCCATCGCCGAGGCGGCGAGTGCTGCCAGACGCGCGGCGGCGGCGACCACGGCGCCCGTGCGCGAGACGATGCCCATCACCAGGCCGTCGCCCATCGCCGACCCGACCGCATACGCCTGCGATGAGGCGGCGGGGGCGGCGCTTGAGGCGAAGCTGGTCAGCTTGGCGGTCAGGTTGGTGACCGACTGGCTGGCCGCGCCCACCTTGGCCCGCGCCCGCGTCAGCGCTGAGGCGAAGTTGGGGATCTGCCGAGCGCCGGCCTGCAGGCGACTGTTGAGCACGTCGCTGTTCTTGGCGAGCGCCGCCTTGGCGGCCGCGAGGTCGCGCTCTGCGGTCCGCAGCTTGGCGACGGCGGCGGCCGAGCTGTTGGAGAGCGCCACCTCCTTCTTGGCGGCCGCGACGCGCGCCTCTCCCGCCTTGACCGCCTTGAGCAGCTCCTGGACCGAGGCCCGGCGCTCGGCGGCCTCCTGGCGGGTGGCCTGGGTGACCTGCTGGGAGGACTGGCGCACGTTGAGCTGCGCCTGCTTGACCCGAAGCTGCGCCTGCTCCAGCGCCAGGGCGGCGTCGCGCCCCTTGAGCTGGCCCGAGTTGACCTGGGCCTGCACCTGGCGCAGCCCCTGCTGGGCGGCCTTGACCTCAAGCACCGCCTGCTTGTGGGCGAGGTCGGCCTGCTCGACCCCCAGCGCCGCGTTCTTGAGTCGGTCGAGGGCGCCCTTGGCGGCGTCCATCGCCTCGCGGTAGCGCTGGAGCTGCGATGTGCCGCTGCCGAAGGCGGCGTTGAGGGCGAAGATGCCGCCGATCGCCAGACCCACCGCGGCGGCGAAGAGGCCCACCGGCCCGGTCGAGGCGGCGAACACCGGGCCGAGCGTCTTGAGCGCGATCGTCAGCTTGGCCGCCAGCAGGATCAGCGGACCGACCACGGCGGCCACGGCCAGGAGGGCGACCACGCCCTTCTGCACGCCCGACGGCAGCGTCTCGAAGCCGGAGACCAGACCCGTCAGCCCGTTCGCCAGCTTGGTGGCGTAGGGCAGCAGGATCGTCCCGATCGTGATCGCCGCCGTCTCGGCCGAGGACTTGAACGCCTCCAGCGACCCGTTGAAGCCCTTCATCTTGGCCGCGGCCAGCTCCTGTGCGGCCCCCTGCTCGGTGACCTTGCGCTTCATCTTCTCGTGCGCCGCCGAGCCCTCGCCGAGGAGGATGTTGGCGGCCCGGATGGCGTCGGTGCCGAAGATCGCCGCGAAGGCCGCGTCGCGCTGGGCCTTGGTCATGCCCTGCGTCTTGGCCTGGAACTCGTCGGCGAGCGCCGGGAGGGACTTCAGCGCCCCGTGCTGGTCGCGCAGCTCGAGGTTGAGCTTCTCGACCGCCTTTTTGCCCGCGCCCATCGGCGCCATCAGGCGCAGCAGCATCGTCTTGAGCGAGGTCCCGGCGTCGCTCGACTTGATGCCGGCGTTGGCCAGCCGCGACAGGGCGGTGACGGTGTCCTCGATCGGGATGCCCGCCTGGTGGGCGACCGCCGCCGACTGGGACAGCGACATCGACATGTCGTCGATCTCGGCCGTGGAGGCGTTGGCGGCGGCGGCTAGCAGGTCGGCCACCCGTCCGGCGTCCTTGGCCCCCAGGGCGAAGCCGTTGAGGGCGTCGGCCTGGATCTCGGCGGCGCGGGCGTTGTCGATCCCGGCCGCGGCCGACAGCAGGAGCGTCCCGCGGGCGGCCTCCATCGCCTCCTTGGCCGTCAGCCCGCCCTTGGCCAGCTCGGTCATGGCGTCGGCGGCGTCCTTGGCCGACGTGCCGGGCAGCTCGGTGTCGGCGCCGAGCTGCTTGGCGGTCTTGGAGACCTGCTTCATGGTCGCCGCGGTGGCGCCCGAGACCGCCTGCATGTTGTTCAGGGCCGACTCGAAGTCGGCGGCCTGTTTGATCGCGTAGCCGAAGCCGATCGCGATCGGGGCGGTGAGCCCCTTGGTGAGCAGCTTGCCGGTGCGACCCGCCCTGGTGGCGGTGGCGGCGAAGGTCGAGTTGACCTTGGCCATCCCGGCCAGCGCCGGGCCGACCCGGGCGCCGATCAGGACGTGGCCGGCGGCAAGCAGTGTGCTCATCCCTCACCGCCTCTGCTTGGCTTCACGGCGCGCGGCCGCCTCGGCCTTGGCGCGCATCTTGCCCTCGAAGGAGTAGAACGCCGCCCACTCCTCGAAGAGCCCCGCCGGCCAGCGCTCGACCTCGCGGACGTCCATCCCGAGGTCGCGGGCCAGGCGGAAGACGAAGGCCCTACGCGGCTCCCTCGCGAAATCGGGACTCGAGCCCCTCGACCGTGTCGGAGTCGATGCCCGACAGGCGGTAGATCGCGTTGACGATCCGGTTGACCGGAGCGAGCGCCTTGCCGGCGAGCTGCCCGGCGTGCTCCGGCGTCAGCTCCGGCTCGACGATCCCGGCGAGCAGCACCTCGACGGTGATCTTCTCCGGGTCGAGCTCGCCCGCCACGGTGGCCCGTCGGTTGGCGTGGTTGATCGCCTTGACCGACAGCCCGCGGATCTTGACCTGGCCGCCCCACTCGGGGACGTCCACCAGCTCCTCGCCCAGGTCGTCCGCGGCGAGGAGCTGGTCGAGCGAGATGATGCCCTTGGTGTTCTGCCCCATGTTCGATCAGCCCCGATCGTTGAGGGTGGACTAGACGGTGCCGCGGGTGATCGCCCCGGACACCTGGAACTCGGCCGAGAAGCCGACCACGTCGCCCAGGTCGGCGTTCGGCTCGTAGCTGGTCAGGATCGCGCTGCCCTCGAAGTAGACGTTCCCCGTCACGCTGCCCTCGGGGAAGAACTTCCAGGCCCGCGGCGTGCCGCCGAGCAGGCCGGTGAGGTAGCCGTCCACGGTGATGTCGTGGACCCGGCCCTCCAGGGAGAGCGTCGCGTCGCGCAGCCCGGCGACGTAGGTCTTGTCGTCGTCGCCGAAGGTGCTCGACTCGGCGGTGTCCACCGAGCGCGGCAGCGTGGCGTTGTGGACGTAGCTGGTGAAGTTGCGCGAGGTGCCGCCTGAGTCGGTGATGTAGATCTCGGCGGACTTACCGTGCGTGGCGGTGGGCACTGTGGGCCTCCTTGGTCAGCGCTTGCGGGCGAGGCCGCACACGTAGGCTGCGGTGCCCGAGGTTGCGGTGTGGACGAGCCGCAGGTACTGCTCGACCGTTCCGGTGGCGGCCACGCGCGTCCCGAGGGCGCCCGTGATCGTCCCGAAGTTGATGAGCGTCCCCCAGGTCACCTCGTCGGAGGAGTGCTCGATGCGGAAGGCGACCGAGCCCGACAGCTCGGCGACGTGCAGGTAGCCGGCGGCGCCGGCGCCCGTCCCGGCGGTCCCGTCGTATGAGGACGAGGTGCCGCTGGCGGTGACGGTGGAGAAGGCGTGGAGGCTGACGAGGTTCTCGTAGCCGGTGCTGCTCTGCGCCTCGGCGGAGATCATCACGATGTCGCCGAGGTCGGCGGTGGTCTCCATCGAGGTCGTGTCGGCGCTCATGCCGACGCCGGGCGACCCGAACGAGTCGCCGCCGTGGTAGACCGAGAAGACCTGCTTGGTGGCCGAGCCGAGCGCCTCGTGCAGGTCGCGCTCGGCGCCGACGCCGGAGGTGTCGTAGATGCCCTCGCCCGAGAGCGTGGCGTCCCCGAGCCCCGCGACGTAGGTCTTGTCGTCCTGCCCGAAGGTCGAGGACTCCGCCGTGTCCACCGTCGCGGCGGTCTGGACGGCGCGGAAGTAGTCGGTGAGCGGCAGCGAGCCCATGTAGAGGGTCGCGGCCTTCCCGTGGACAGCGGCCATTGGCCCTCCCTGGGGGGTCGTGGTGCTACTGCTGGGCGGGGCCGAGGCCCCGGGCGCTGCTAGGCGCCGACGCCGATCTGGAAGCGGGCGCCCGCCGAGCGGATCGGCTGCCCGGCCTCGTTGACCTCGGGCAGGTTCGGCAGACTCTCGGTGCGCCGCACGACCAGCGCCGCGGTGCCGCCGACCGTGAGCGTCTGGTCGGTCAGCAGCGCATCGACGCGGTCCATGACCGAGCCCGCCAGCGCCGAGGATGCCGAGGCGTCGTAGGCGCGGATCTGCCACATCCCGTCGGTCCAGGCGCGGCCGCCGAAGGTGTAGGCGTCGGGCGCGGTGATGAGGCCGAAGACCACGAAGGGGTAGTCGCTGCCCTGCGGTGCCATGTCCTGGTAGACCCGCGACCCGCCGAGCAGCGTCGTCAGGGTCGAGTCGGCGACGAGGGTGCCGTAGAGGGCGGTGGCGACGGCGTTGCTCATCCGAACACCCCGATCCGTCGCAGGGCCTGCATCAACTGGTAGCGGCCGGCGTTCCAGGCCGGGATCAGGTACGGCTGCGCCCGCATCCTCGAGGTCCCCAGCTCGACGTAGAGCGCGTAGCCCGCCGAGAAGCCGACCCGCCAGACGAACATCGACGACTGCCGGGCGTAGCCGGTGGAGCGCAGGAACCCGGTGTCGATCGGTGCCCGCTGGACGGCGTCGGCCTTCACGTCGGCGGCGACCTTGGCGACGGCGTCGGCGGTCTTGGCCTGCAGGGCGGCCATCGCCGCGGGGAAGCGGTTGC